CACCGGGCGAGACTACTGTGTCGGAATCCCACAGCGCCGGCATCGTTAGCCCTTCACGATCGCGCGAATCGTGGCTGCATTCTTGATGAGGTGCTGCACCACGATTCTCTCACCGGCTGACGAACCCATCGCATTCGGAATCCGCTGCGGGTCATCGACCAACACCGATCGAATGTTGATGTCACTGCCGCCCCCGCCACGACGGTTCATAGCATTGCGCGGGTCATCCCTAGTCAGTACCTCTTCACCCCGCTGTAGGATCGCGGCTTGCTCGTTAACCCCCATCCCGACCACAGACCCTCGATGGTAGCGAGGCGCATGGTCCCACCACGATGCCGGTGCCAGTGTGGGGATACCCCCCTGACCGACGATGCCGCCCCGGTGGAAGAAGAGCGCACTGACACCTGGGTTTAGCGTGCTGACGGCAACCGGTGCGGCGGTACTTGCCGACGAGGCAATCGAAGCGCCGGCTAGATTCGCGCCCGTCTGGCTGCCGAACCCTAACAACCTGCCGAAGAAACCGCCTATACCGCTGCCGGCGGCACTACCACCAGTATCGACGCCAAACAAGCTTGACGCGAGCTTGGCCGCTTCAGCCTTGATCAAGTAACTCGCAATATCTTTCAGCAATTGGGCGAACAAATTCATCCCGGCGTTCTTGACCGCCCCTAGAACATCCTTCCACTCCTTGGTCTTAGCGATAGCCCCACCGATTGCCTCGGCCACAGAATTAAAGGCAGTCTCCAATCCGGTGCCAAGGGACGAACCAACGGTATCCCGTAGCCCTTTCCAGAACGGATCGACGTACTTGGTTTCGACCCGCATCTTTTGGATCTGGGCAGTGATCTTGGCGATCTCTTCGGGCGGCAGCTTCAGCCCTTCAGCAGTCTTCAGAAACGCTTCAAGTTCATCAGCCGCCTTCTTAATGGCCGGCGTTGTTAGCTCAAACGCTTCCTTAATTTTCTTCTGCTGTTCATCGATCGAGATCTCACCCGCCGCCCGCAGATCATTGTAAGTCGATATCAATTCCTGGCGGGTCGTGATTGAAGCCCTAGCCGACGATTGGGCAGAACTGATCCTGGCTCGCCCCTCGGCTATGCCTTCCGACCGTTTGGCCGCCTGTTCAAGTTCATCGAGAGCGGCTTTCTCGGTAGTGGTCGCGCGTTCCCGTTGCTTCTTGATCGCCTCGTAGACGCTAATATACTTCTGCTTGACGGCTTCCAGCGCACGGTCAAGGTCACTCTGATACGCCTGATTATTCTCACGATCAAGTGAGGCGATCTGCTTCTTGATCGCGACTATCGCTTCCGCTTCTTGCTTCTCACGTTGTACTTGCGCCCGCGTTTCAGCCTCGCCCTCCTGCTGAATTGCGCGGAGATCCTTGTAATTGGTAATACCCTTGGCCAGAGCTTCCTGACGTGCCTTTAGCCCCCCTTCCTCTATCCGGGCAAAATCCCTACCATCGGTGATCCGCTGTTTAGCTTGATCGTTCTCCTCTTTATTGCGTTCCTTCAGCTTCTCGTATCGAAACGCCTCAACTGCTAAGTCGGCAGCTTGCTTTTGCTTGTCGGTGTCCTTGCCCGCCTCTTGCGCCCTCCGGAGCGCCTGTGCCCGGATGACCGCTTCCTCTTCCGCCTCATTGCGAGCCTTAATAATTGCAATGCGTTCTCTCTCAGCCAGGATAATACGGTCGAGAGCTATCCCCTGCCTCGCTGTATCCCCCGTCGTCGTACCGCCGGCTCCCCTACGCGCAGCATTCGTCGCGGCTTCCGAACCACCGATACTGTAATGTCCTGCATCCGGGTCGCTGAATGTAGACCCAATGGCTACAGCAACGCCTGGGAAGAGTTTGCCGGCAACCCGCGCAACAGCAGTATCCAATTGCTGGTAGAGCGGCCCACCAGCCCCCATAGAACCAGGAACCTCCCGGCCGGATGAATCGACAATACGGACATCGATAGCGCGACCACCACCATGCTCCGAAGGTTGTCCAGCATTCGGCCCGCGCTGCACCACCGCACCCGGCCGAGACCCAGAGAAGGCTTCAACCCTGTACCCTGGCGGAAGGGCGTTCGACGCTTCGGTCAAGATTTGACCGAGTTGCTTTAGCGACTCGCTACTAAGTGTGACTTCACGGGTAGTGACGAACCGGGAACCGGTAATCGGAAATTCTGTGCCAGGAGGTTGAGGGTTATTAAGGTTCGGTATAGCCCCAGGAACACTTGGTACAATAGCGTTAGGGTTACCCGGAGTAAGCCACGGAGGTAACGCCGGCCCACTAAGACCCTCGAATATTTTTCGAATGAATTCCCACTTTGGGTCATCAAATTTCTTCATGAACTTATCCACCCATTGGACAAGCTCATCCATTTTAGTGATAACATTCGTTATACGCTGGATAAGAGAAGCAAATGCCTCACTATTAGTGAGGGTATCCATTAAGTGGTTCCAAGATGCGGTTAAAAGGTCGGTAGCCTTCCTAAATGGGCTAGTACCTTTTGCTTCCGCGTCCCTGTACCGCTCTGCCAACAACCGCAAAGTTTCAATCTGTGCCTGTCCCTGCTTCCCTTCCGCCAACAGGGTACGAACATGGTTAAGCTGCGCTTCAGTCAACTCAGGGTATTTTGCGATCAGGTCTTCAATTGCTTCCCGACCACCCGTCAATCCCTTGATGACATCCTGCATTGCCTCTTTGATATCGGTGCCTTCAACCCGCGAAATGTTACGGGCAAGCTCTGCAAATTCTGGCCGCAACTCCGGACGGATATTCGCCGCCCGCGATTGCCTAACAAGCTGAACGGAATCGCTTAGCGACACCCCCGTATCGCGAATCGCCTTAGCAAGTGCTGTAAGATCGGCTGCGCTCTCCTTTATCCCCCTGACGTTAGTGGCCAGTACCGCTTCGAACTCACGATTCAGAGCAAGATTACGCAGCCCGTTATGGACAACGCCAATCGCTACAGAAGCGGCGAGAGCCGCCGCCCCTACAGCGGGGAACCAACGTAGTGCGGCAGTACCAAATATCTGAAGGAACTGTGGACCTTGCTGCGCCAGGATTTGAAGTGTGTTCTGACCACTGGCAAGACCGGTGAACACATCGTTGACTTGGTAACCAAGGTTGGTCAGTTCGTAGGGACGCAATCCAAGGAACCCTACCGCCCCGGCAGCACCCCTCCCAGGTCGTCCCATCGCATCAGTACGCGGCCCCGCACCGGGTCGCGGCGTCGGTGCCGCACCGGAAAATGACGACGGCTGCGGCCCCCCACCGGGTTGCGGCTGCCCCCCGCGCATCCGTGCCTGCAATGCTCGGAAGTTGGCGAGCGCTTCACGCTCCCGCTGCGCTGCGATCTCCCTGGTTCGTTGCGCTACCCGCTGCTCCTCGGCGATCTGAGCATCTGCCGTTGCCCTGGCCGCCGCTACCTTCTCTGCCTGCTCCCTCCTGACAATGACCAGACCTTCGCGGACCTGGGCGACGAACCTAGCGTGCGCTTGTGCCCTAGCGGTTTCAGTCGCCCTGAATGCCTGAAACGCCTGTAGCTGCCCCTGCTCTTGTATCTTGACGGATTCGGCGTATTGCTCAGCCGCCTTGCGTTGCTCGGCTGCCTCTGCGGCTTGCGCCTCAGCGAGCTTCCTCGACTCCTCTCGCGCCTTCCTCGTGTTCTCGGCCAAATTAAGTTTGGCGTTACTCAACTTCGTAATAGCCGCGCCAGCCTGATCGGCCGCCGTCTTTAACCGGTTCTCTGCCTCAACGATGTTGTTGATATCGACGCCGGCCTTGGTGAGCGATTGGCCCATCTCGGCGAACGTCTGCGTGTTCGCACGCAGTTGGGTTTCTTGCTTCTCCAACCTTGTAGACAAGGTGCCCAGCATCTTCTCCGCTGCGGCACTGGTATCCTTGGTCTGTTCAACTTTTGCCCGGTACGCCTCAAGCTTCTCACGGGCTGTCGTTACCCGTTGCTCGCTTAACGCGATGACCCGCTCGAACGATTTGAACTGGTCGATCGCTGTCGCAAGCCCGGTGAAATTCCGGGTTGCCTGCTCCAATTTAGTCAGGGTGGCGGAAAGCTCTTTCTCGCTTATTTCCGCCCGGTTCGCCGCTTGGATCTGCTTATCGAGACTAGCCGTTAAGCTATCGACAGCCGCCTTAGCTTGATTGAACTCAGCCGTAGAAAGATTCTGCGCCCGGATGCGTAGCAGGATGTCCCGTGAGAGATCGCCCCGGTCGCTCACCGCAGTCCCTCTCTCACCGGAGTTCCTCTAAGCTATCGCGCAGATGGTTCCCTCCGGACAATACATCTACAATAGCCGCTCTGATAAGAACGGACTCGGTAGCGACACGATAATGGATACGTTCTCTGGCGATGTCGGCTTCGGTCCATAGCATCGCGAGCGGAAACGCCCACGCATCACTACGACCATACCCTTCACTTATGAGGAGTGCAGCGTCCTCCCGCAGTCCTCGATACGTCTCGATCGCCCATGTCTCCCTTACTCGGCCGCTTGCGCCAACGTCACCGTCCCCGGTGGGAGAATCCCCTGGATCAGTCTCATCACGTCGGCGGCTAATTTTTTTATCGCAGCAGTATCCTTAAATGTCAGGTCGGCGATTGCCAGCAACGCTTCAGTTTGAACCGTAGCTGGCAACTGCATAGCAGCTTCCTGTTGATCCCGTTCATCGGAACACAGCGTGATGATATTCGCCACCAATACCGGCGATTCGCGAATCACCTCAATGATGGCTTCAGCAATAATATCATCATCAGGGAACGCCATCTGCCGCGACGTTCGAACCTGAGAGGCGATCTGGTCGATAGCGAATCGGTGGTTGTCGATCAGCATCGATATATCTAAGAGGTTCAGTGCGCGAACCTCGAACTCCCCGCCGGGAAACGCCACCGTGCGTCTCACCGGTACAAAATCGGCTAAAGGCATAGCTCGTCTCCGTAAAAAGCCCCCGGTTGCCGGTAGACAACCGGGGCAGGGGGAGGACTACTACGCCGCCGCTTTCGCCTCCCGAATGTAGACCATCTTCCGGCCGTCCTTCGGGATCAGGATTTCAAAGGAGAAATTCATCGTCTGCCACGTCTCGCCCTTCAGCGCGAATTCACCGCTTGGCGCTAGGCGAACATGCGGCCAGTAGTAATCGCGATTCGTCCCCTTCGGGTTATCCGCGATGAACCGTAGTGACCCCTCGACCTGGGTGTTGTCGTCAACAACAAGCACCCGGTCTTGCGCCGCCACATCGTAGGTTACGGTGATCACGTCCTCGTCTTCGATATCCGTTGCCGTATCCTCGATAAAGATGCGGCCCTTATCCAGATCAACTTGGTAATTGCCATCCATCGTAACCGGTGTCGAGGTAACAGTTACCGAAACATTTGATACGGTCCCAAGACCATCGGCATACAGTTCAGTTCCAAGCTGATACCACAACCCCTTTTTAACGGTGAAATCCTCGGTTTGTGCCGTCCCGACAACAGTCGTCTGGTCTACCGGGTCCGCGATGCCGAACATCATCGCGAGGTTTTCCATATTGATGTTGTCGCACTGGAACGTACCGGCGCGATCAACCTGTAGCTGCACCGAGTCGTCCCTGATACGGACACCCTCATCGGAGCTATAGTGGTCGAGATTCTGATACGCCGTCGTCATCGTGATAGCTGGGGTGTTTCCCAGATACCGCTCACCGGTAGCAATTTCGGTATTGATAGCCGCGAACTTGTCGAAATACAGCTTGCCGCGACCGAGTGTATAGTTCTTGAGTTCACCCTGCATCGGAACCTCCGTTACGGCAAGAACGGATCACTTACATCCGTCGCCAAACCTATACCAAGCGGAAGATAGAAGAAAGCCCTGCTAGATGCCTCTTGCCGGATAGCGACACTGACCACCCCAGGTCCGATTGCCATACCGGTGATACCTTTTTTCAATCCCAAGAAGTAGGCTTCAGGATACTTCGGGTAGCCCTGATCATTGGTCTTGATGCACTCAGCCAACCGCTTCTCGACCGAAGCCTTTAGCTGGTAAGCGTCATCTGTCGGGTGCTGCACGTCGTACAAGATCCAGCCCTGCACCAGCAACACCCAGGTTTCGTGCCTCTGGACGTTGTTTTCCTCCGTCGCCGCGACATTGATGTCTGCGGTCAGATGCTCCACGATCGACACCAAGGGTGAGGGGTCTGCATCGCCAAAGAGCAACCGCCCACGGAAAACACTTTGCGACAGGTCAAAGTCATACCCGTTCGCAGGGGTAACCCCCTGCAAATGCGCGGTCAGACGCTTCAGGATATCAAGCTGTCGGCTGTCTGCCATCATCGTTTCGGTTCGTTGTGATCCTCAACGGC